GTGGTTTTCAGAATTTCTATGTCGCCAGTGAAGTCCGTAATCAGGATATTCAGCGTGTATTCGGTGGTGTGGCTCAGGCTGCCTTTGTTGGCAATGATTTTGCCCTGCGTGATGTTCATGCTGAGCTTTTCTGGGTTCTGCGATAGCTCGGGCAGTTGCTGTTCAATTTCAGCGCGTAAAGTATTGGGCTTTTGCATGTTCTATTCTTTCTTGACATTCAATGCAGTATTGGCAGCCTTGCGCAGCCTGCCGCCTTGCTTCGGGAATCGGCTCACTGCATTCTTGGCAATGGCTGGCGCTGGGGCGTTGGGGGTAGTTTTGTTTGGCTTGGTGGTCTAATGCCGCTTGGCGGTAGCGCTCCTCCAATTCGCAGGCTTGGTCAATTTGTCGGGACATGGTTGTGTTTATTGTGATTGGGGTTGTGTGGGGTTGATACAGGCGGCGAGCGTGTCGCGGGCAATGCGGCATTGCTCAAAGGCGGCAAGCGTGTCTTGATAGGCTTGTACCAGCTCGCCTTGCGTGGTGATGGGATGGCTGGGACGCGTGCATTCAGGCACTTGCGGGCAAAGCGGCGCACTGGGCGCAGGAACGCTCTGGCAGGCACTCAGGATAAGCAGTGCGATAAGGGCAGGCGGTTTCATGGATTAAGGGCTTTCTGAATATCAGCGGGCAGGGCTTGGGCTGCCCATTGCGGGTTGTTTTGCAAGGCGCGGTTGATTTGGCTTTGCTGCTGCGCGGCGCGTTGCTGGGCGTTTTGCAGTTGTTGGTTAAGCTGGGCATTGGCGCGAATCAGGGCTTGGGTTTTGTTGCGCTCGCTTTTGAGCGTTTGGGTCAGGTCATCGCGTTGTTGTTGCGTGGCTCTGAGCTGGCGGGTTTGGTGTATTGCGCTGGCAAGGGCGATAAGCCATGCAAGGCTAAACAGCAGAGTGAGTTTGGTGTGCAGGGTCATTTTCAGGCTGCCTTTGGGGGTGTGGTGGAGTGATGTCGCGGATAAGGCAGCTTGTTTTTCAGGCTGCCTTTTTTGTGCGCACGCCTTATGCGTTATCAGGCGGGATGTAGCCCACTTGGGGGTCGGTGTTGTCTTGCGCGGCTTGGCGCAGGTTTTCGGCAACACGGTTTGTCCAGCCGCGCCCGAAGGTGGCAAAGGTGGATAGGCGGGTGTAGAAATTGGCGCGCTCGGCGTTAAACAGTAGCAACAGGTCGTTTTCGCTGCGTTGGGCAAGGGCGGCTAGGGTTTGTTTGCCGATTACCCCGTCATCAACAACATTCAGGGCGCGTTGCAGCATGCGGGCGGCGTTGCCGTAGCCGTGGTTGATGCAGGCATCAAGGAATTGGTAAGCAAGTGCGCTGGGAAACTGCTCAATGTTGTAGCGTTGCCAAAAGGCGGTGTAGTAAATGGCTTTGGCTTGCTCGCGCGTCAGCTCACGCATCGCGCCGTTGTAGCCGTTTTGTTGCGCAACGCGCTTGGTGATGCCCCAGTTGGTTTCGCCGCCTGGGTCTTTGGGGTGGTTGATGTAGCCGCCCTCGGTTTTGAGGATGCGCTCAATAAATTGATTAAAGTTGCTGTTGTTCATGGGTTGCCTTTTTTGGGTGGTAGATACGGGAAACGTTGCCGCGTGCGTAAAGGATGCTGCCCGTTTGCAGGGCAAGGTTGGCGATGAGTAGCCAGTTGAGCAGGGCTTGGCTTTTAGCCAGCACGGCAAGGAAAATCGCGCTCATTTGGATAAACAGCAGCCATGCAATCAGCGCACTAATGGGCTTGTGGGTTTTATGGCGGCTGTCAAACAGCAACAGGCTGATGGCGGCGGCAAGGCTTAGGGCGATGATGGCGTTATTTTGTAGATTGGTCATGGTCGCGCTCCTTTGGGGTTAGGGTAGGGTTGAGGCGGTTGTCTAGCCATGCGTAGATTTTTTCAATCAGCACAACGGCAAAGGCAGCAGCCAGCAACGCGCCGATAAAGCTGTTGATGTGCAGCGGGAGCTGGTCGGGCAGGATGTAGTTAATAATCTCATCGGTGCTCTCGTAGCCAAACACGCCGCTGAAAAAGGAAATCATAAATAGCCATGCCTTGTGAAACACGGGATAGCTTTGTTTGCGTGCAATAAACAGGCTGGCACCAATCAGCGCACCGCTGGCAACGGAAAGGGGCAGGTGGTAGCTGCCGATGACAATCACGGCAATGTTGATGAGTGTGGTTTTGGTATCGTTGGCTTGGTGCATGGTTAATCCCAAAGGTTAAGGGTAGGGGGCAGGGTGGTTTGTGTGCTGGCAGGTTCACTGTCGGGCAAAACGATGATGATGCCCGCTGGCAAAATGGGGGGCTGCTGGCACAGTTTGGGGTTGGCTTCAAGGATGCGCTCCACTTGCCCTGTGCTGCTGCCGTAGTATTCGTAGGCGATTTTGCTCAGCGTGTCGCCCTGCCTGCTGGTATAGGTGTTGGTCGGCTTGGTCATTTTCAGGCTGCCTTTTGCGGCTAAATCAGCTCGGCATCGGTGCGTTGTTTGCCTGTGATGTCGGCAATGGCGGCGTGGGCGCTGCGGCGATATTGGTCGGCGTTGTGCTGCTTGGTTTCGCTGCGGGCGGTGGCTTTGCCGCTGGCATCGTAGTCGGCGTATTGGTCGTTCAGGGTGGCGAGCGTGTAGTTGTAAACGGCTTGTTGGTAGCGGTGTTCCCAAATGCTGATGCCGTTGATTTGCTGCTGCGGGGCGTGTTCGGCAAGGGTATTTTTGCCTGTGAGCTGGCAATGCTTTTTGAGCGTGGCAAGCTGGCGATTAACGTGGATGGTGGCTTCAATGGCAGCCTGAAACAGCCGCTCGCTGGTGATGGTGTTGTCAATGCGCATGGCTTGGCGCATGTGGTCAAGGTTGATGCTTGGGAAAAAGGGGTCGGAGCTAATGCTTTGGTGTTCAGGCTGCTGGGTAGCGGCTGGCGTGCTGGTAAAGCTGATGGGCGTATTCATGGCGGTTTGGGATTAGGGTATCGTGGGGCGATAAGACAGGCTTGTCGGTATCTGCGGCAAGACGGCTTATCGCTCACGATACGGCGGGGGGAGCTTAATGTTGGGCTTTGCGCAGGGCTTCGATTTGTTTTTTCACGCCGACTTTTTCGTTGTAGCCCAATGCTTGCTGGTATAGCACGAGGGCGGTTTGCGGGTCGCTGTCTTCCAGTTGCTCGCCTGCGGTTTTGAGCAGCTTGGCGCGCACAGCATCGGGGATGTTATGGGTGTGTTGGTTGTTTTGTTTTTCGGTCGCCCATTGCACTAGGGTGTTGAGATGCTCGAGGTCAATGGCTGCGCCTCGGCTGATTTGCTCGGCGTATTGCTCAATGATGATGGTGGGCAGGTTGCGCTGGTATTCGTCGCTGCTTTGCAGGTTGTGCTCAATGGCAAACTGTGCGAGCGGCATCGCTTCGTTGAGCTGTCCGCAGTCAATTTGCCAAATCAGCAAATTGGGCGTGAGCGTGTCGCTGGGGTGGGCTTGCCCGCTCTGCAATACGCTGTTCAGCCAGTCTTGGTATTTGGGCAAGGCTTGGGCTTTGTAGGCGATTTTGTCTTGCATGCTGGCAAGGTTGCTTAGCAGGGTTTTATCGGCGATGTATTGCTGTTGCAGTTGTTGGTAGGCGGTCAGCTCGCTGGGGTCGCTTTGGTGTTGCGCGGCGGCAAGTGCTTCATGGGCGAGGCGGTGGCGTTGGGCTGGGCTTGCCATGATGGATGTCCTTTGCTCGGTGGTTTCAGGCAGCCTGAAAGTAGGCGATGCACGTTTTAGGCTGCCTTTTGGGTTTAGGCGTTGGTTTCGGCTAAGTTCTCAATCAACACCGCCGCACCGTACTCTTCCACGATGTAGTCGATGTTTTTAGATTGGTAGCTTTCCAGTTGGTCTTTTTTCGGGTTGTCCACGATGTAGCGGCGTTCGCCCGTTGTCTGATAGTAGATAGACAGGTTTTTCAGCGGCGTGATGAGCAGCGTGTTGGCGGGCATGTTGGGGACATACATCACAGGGTAGCCGCCCAGCGTGCGCGATTGGTTGAGCCGCCCGCTTGCTTCAATTTCGGTGGCTTTGCTGCCCGATGCGTTGATGATGCTGAGATATTTGTCGGACACCGTGCGGCGGCTGGACAACACAACAAAATCGTTGCGGTCGGCGAAACGCTCGTCAATCAGGCTGTCGATGGCATCTTTAACCACAGCATCCAAGTTTTTGTATTCAGCCGTTTGCGCGCTGCCCCATTTAATCTCTTGGGCGGTTTTGCCGACTTGCCCGGCTTGCCAGCCCATCACGCGCGCGGCGTTGTTTTCGCGCATTTTTTGCAGCCAGCCTTTGGCAACGTCTTGCAATAAAGGGTTGGAAGTAAAGTTGGTGGTTTTGGCGCGCTCTTTGCCGTTCATGCCGATGGTAATCAGCGATAGCGCGATGCTTTCGGCGATTTTGTTGTTGATGCGCGCGGGGAAATCGGTGATGTGCGCCCATTGGTCAATCTCGTCGTAGCGCAGGGCAACGTCAAAATTGGTTTGTTGCAGGGTGTATTTTTGCCCCTCCAAATTGTGGATGGATTTGGGCTGGCGTTCGTTGCCGCTTTGGGTGGTGTCGGTGTTGGATGCCACCAAGCCGCTGGACAAACCAATCACTTCGCCCAGTTGTTCGGTTTTGCCCACAAGGTTGATGTGTTGCAACAGCTCGGTGTTTTGGGCAATTTGGTCGTACATGGTTTGCACGGCAGCAGGTGCGATGGTGTAGCCGCTTTGCACTTGCTCTTTGCTGATGTGGTTGGTTTGGGCGATTTGGCTAAACAGGGTGGCAATCGCGGTGGTGAGCAGGTTTTTGTTCATGGGGTGTCCTCGTGATGTGAATGCTTGGGATGGGTTTACCTGATGTGAATGCTTGGGATGGGTTTACCAAATGGCAGGCGTTGGCGCATCGTTGCCCGTGTGCGGGGCGCGATTGCCGGTGTGTGCTTCGGTGTTGAGTTGGGTTTTCAGCTCGGTAAGCTCCGATTGCAAGGCGATGATTTGCGCTTGCAGTTGGGTAACGCTGGGCGCGGGTTCGGTGGCAACGTTGGTGGTTGCCGGCGCAACAGGTGCGCTGGCATGGTTTTCAGGCTGCGTTTCAGGCTGCGCTGGGGGAGTGGGGGTGGCTTGATTGGTTTGTGGATTCGCTGCTTGGGGTTCGGTGTTGGTGTTCATACTGGGGCTTTCTGGGTTAGGAGTAGAGGGGTTGGCGTGTTCATTGTGGCTAAATTCGCGGTATTCGCTGAATGCTTTGCCCTTGTTATCGGTGTGTTGCTTGGCGTAGCTGAAATTGGCGGTCGTGCCCAAGCTAGCGGGGGTGTCGGTGATGGCTAAGCCTGTGAGGTAGGCGCGTTTGGTGTTGGCGAAATTATGGTGAATTTCCATGCTGGTATAGATTTTGCGCCCCGCATCCCACAGTTTTTGCATGGCGGGGTACACGCTGAATTTGGCGAGCAGCGCAGTTTTGCTTGTGTCTTGCTCCCATGCTTCGGTTTTGAGTTCAATCACATCGCCCAAGCCGCCGCTGTCGCTGTTCCACCAGTAGTTGCTGTGTTCAATGTTGATGCGTGCGCCATAGACTTTCGGGTTGTAGTCCTCTGCCATTTGGGTTAGTTGTTCAGCAGAAATCTCGCGCCCGTCTATGGTGTCGCCTGACACGCCGATAATGCGCCAGTCGGTTTGCGTGGTGTTTTTGGGTTGTGGTGTTGGAGTGGGAGTAGGTTCGGGTTGGGGGGTTGGGGTAGGTTCGCTTGCCATGATGATGCGCGTGAAGTCTTGGTTGAAATTGCTGGGCAGTTTTGCAAGTTTAGGCGGCGGGGTCTATCGGCTTGGGTGTTAAGGGGGTGTTTTAGGTGTATTGATGGTTTCAGGCTGCCTGAAAATGTTGGAAGGTGTGGACTTTGTATTTTGGGATGTTTTTATGGCGGATGTGTTCGCACCCAATACTTTGTCCTTCGTT